CGCCTGGTGTGACGAGCTCAGCTCCTGGAGATACTCAGACACCTGGGACCAGCTACAGTTTGGCCTACGTTTGGGAGATCACCCACGTACGGTAGTGACGACAACGCCTAAGCCTGTATCGCTTGTACGCAACCTAGTCTCTCGAGCTGACGGATCTGTCAGAGTAGTTCGAGGCTCAACTTTTGATAACGCAGCTAACTTAGCTCCTCAAGCTTTGATCGAGCTACAGCTGAGATATAACGGCACCAGGCTAGGACGCCAGGAGCTATACGGTGAGCTGTTAGAAGATGTCGAAGGCGCACTATGGACTCGCAAGATGATCGACGACGCCAGGGTAAAAGAAGCTCCTAATATGACCAGGATCTGCGTAGCTATCGACCCAGCTGTTACCTCAGGCGAGGACTCAGACGAAACAGGAATGATCGTAGCTGGCGTATCTATGGACGGGCAGTATTACGTTTTGTATGACGGAACTCTGAGAGCTTCCCCCGACGGCTGGGCCAGGAGAGCTGTAGAGCTGTATCACGAATACAAAGCTAATCGAATAGTGGCTGAAAAAAATAACGGTGGAGATATGGTGGGATCTGTTATTCACCACGTCGATCCGACAGTGCCAATTAAGTTAGTGACAGCTACCAGAGGTAAGCAAGTAAGAGCTGAGCCAGTATCTGCGTTATACGAACAAGGCAAGGTTCACCACGTAGGAGGTTTTGATCAGCTTGAAGATCAAATGGTCAGCTGGACTCCAGACTCAGGTACTTCACCCGACAGAATGGACGCTTTAGTTTGGGCAATTACAGAATTATCTGCAGCTTCTCCAGCTATGCAGTATTTAGCTAGCAAAGTTGATTTCTGTCCTAATTGCAGAATGCCTTCACCAAAGGGAACAAACGTGTGTCCTAAGTGTCAAACCGCTATCATTACACCTAGCCTGTAATACAAGGGGCGCTAACTTAGGAGAGACACGTGGGTCTAATTGACCGTCTAGCAAAAGCAGTAGCAGATCAAATTGAAAAAGCAGCACCTAACCTTCCAGCTGGAGCAGTCACTATGACTGAACAGCAAATGCAGCAAGCTTCGATTAACAATAGCTACACAACTAAGCCTCTCCCACGTAATCCTGCTTTTGGAAATGTACCTTTTGCACCAGGTCTACCAATTACTCCTGGAGCAATTAACCCAGTAGGCGATAACGGACGCGCTGATCCACGTCGTTACGAATACCAGGTAGCTCAAAATATCAACGTAGCTACAGAGCAAAAGCTCGTACCTTTTAAGACTCTACGTGGCGCAGCTGAACAGATCGACATAGTTCGCCGTTGTATTGAAGTGCTCAAATCAAAGATCACAGGAATTGACTGGGATATCGTTATTGCTGAGGACGCCTCAGAAAAGATTATTTCTGAAATCGGTGGAGATCACGTAAGAGCTATGGCTCAAGCTCGTGACAAGTTCGCAGATGAGATTTATCGTTGTCGTACATTCTGGGAAAACCCAGATAAGGCTAACGGCTACACCTTTATTGACTGGCTAATGGTTTCACTTGAAGAAATCTTGGTACTAGACGCCTGGGCTATCTGGCCTCAGCGCACAGTCGGTGGAGATCTTTACGGATTACAAGTATTAGACGGATCAACAATTAAGCCACTTTTAGACGATCGTGGAATGCGTCCTATAGCGCCTAACGCTGCTTATCAACAGATCCTTTACGGTTTCCCTCGCAGCGAGTTCACAGCTCAAAACGATAACCCAGAAGCTGATGGCGAGTTCACAGCTGACGAGCTTGCTTATCTAGTTCGCAACCGTAGAGCTATGAGCTTGTATGGAAACTCACCTGTTGAGCGCTGCCTACCTGTAGCTGATCTTTACCTACGCAGACAACAATGGCTCAGAGCTGAATGGACAGATGGCGTATTGCCAGAGCTTATGTTCAAAGTGGATCCTGATTTTGGTAATGACCCAATTCTTCTACGCCAGCTTGAAAACTCACTCAATGACGATTTAGCTGGACAGACTGAACAGCGCAAGAGAGCTCGTGTTCTTCCAGCTGGTTTTGATCCAGTTCAATTCGACGGATACGGCGAGAAGTTTAAGGAAATCTTAGACACGTACCTCGTTACTAGTATCTGCGGACATTTCGGAGTTATGCCTACTGAGATCGGCTTCTCTGGACACGGTGGATTAGGCAACTCTGGACACCAGATGGGCGAACAGCAATCAGCTCAACAAATTGGCGTAGGCCCACTCGTTTCCTGGTTATCTAAAATGCTCACAAACCTCAGCTACAGCTACCTCGGTATGCCACGCGAGCTTGAGTTTAAGTTTATGATCGACGAAGGACGCGATAACGAGTCAGAAGCTAAGAGAGCTGATATCGAACTTCGTGGAGCTACTCGCACAATCAACGAGCGTCGCTCAGAGCTCGGACTTCCATTATTAGACACACCTGCAGCTGATCAACCTATGCTCGTAGCTGGTCAATCTGTCTTTATCTTCTCACCAGACGGCATAATCAACGCTACAACGGCCACAGGACAGCCTCCAAGCCTCGATAATGCTGAGAGTAATCCAATCGCACCAGTCCAGGATAAACCTGCCCCTGTAGCGCCTGTAGCGCCTATTCCAGGGGAAGAAGCTAAGCCTGGAGAAGAAAAGCCTGCAGCTGAAACACCAGCTCCTAAAGTTGAGCCAGGTAATGTCAAGTTTGTTGAAGAGGATCTACTCAAGGCTGGCGTACCGTCAAAAGCTGAGGTTAAAGCTGGACTATCTCGTTTAGCTATCTTGCCTAATGCAGCTGGCGATCACCCTACCTCTGACAACCCAGAAGAATTAGCTGACACGGTAGCTTCACCCTGGCCTGTAGTTGAAACCCAGGACGGCGACTATCCAGTAAATCCTGACGTTTGGGAGCAAGCTCAATTAACCCTGGTCAATCTTAAAGAGCTGTACGGAACAGACACACAGCTTGATCGCTCTAACGTAGCTGATCATATTGAAGCTATGGGTCAAGCTCTTACTCCTTACCGTAGCTATGCGCTTGTATATGACGACGGTGAAAAGCTGATTATCGTAGACGGACACCATAGACTCTTTGCTATGTGGCTACTCGGAATGGATCAAGCTCCAGTCTGGCTAGGCACAGCTGATATGGGTAAGGCTGTATCTAATGAAGCTCGCGCATTCCTCAAGTGGGCTAAAAAGGGTCACGCTGACCGTAGAGACTTTGTGTTTAAGTATCTAGATCCGATCGTAGGAGAAGCTTTGAACAGGTGTGCTTTTGACGGCGACTTGGACACAGCTAAATCCCTGGTGAAGGCCTATCTGCTATGAGCGTAGGCGCACGTCAAGCTAGTGCGCGTATAGCAGCTAAGAGTGCAGTCAAGATCCGCGCAGCTTTAGCTGGCAGTATTGACGCTAGACGTGTCTATACGCAATATATGGACACTCACCCACCGATCACAGCTAATAAAGCTCAAGATCGCGCTCGCGCTCGCGCGTGGGCTATGAACAATGTCAAGCTAGATCTGACAGCGTATAAAAAAGCTTTACAGACTCACTACGGCAATATGTATGTTCTGGGACAAAGTGAAGCTCTCGAGAATATGGCTCAAGCTGCGAAAGCTCAAAAGGGTTCAGTAGCTACGGTTAATAGCAAGCCTAAAACTAACGCTCAAGGTATGCCTATCTTTGATCCTAACTTTACAATCAACTGGGACGCTTGGACTCCAGGTAATGAAGCAGCTGCAGCTCTACTCGACGAACCAGGTGGACTTAAAGATCTCCTGGGTGATATAGATATTCAAGCTCGAGGCATATCTGACTACAGCCACGATCTTTTAGGCACAGCTTTAGCTGACGGCATAGCTCAAGGTAAGACTCCAGTACAGATAGCTAACGACATTCGAGACAGCCTCTCAGCTCCTGAACGAGCTCTAACTATCGCTATCACAGAGGGCCAGCGAGCTAAGATCTCAGCTAACCTGGATAGCTACCAGGCTAATAATGTTGAACAGATCGAATGGACCGTGAACGATCCAGACGACGAGGACTGCCTGGGTAACGAAGGCGAAATCGTCAATCTAGGAGATCAGTTCCCTAGTGGAGATACACAGCCTCCAGTACACCCTAATTGCCAGTGTGATGTAATCCCAGTAATGCCTGACCTATCTGGCACACCTGAATACACGGATCAACCTGTAGATGACGGTTCAGGCGACAGCTCAGACGATAGCGAGATGGCTGTACGAGCTGATTTAGCTAAGTACAACGAAAACCAGGAAAGAGATTCTCACGGTCGTTTTGGGTCTGGTGGGGGAGCAACTGGGGGTAATGGACTAAACCACCGAGAAGCTTACAATCTCCAAGTAGGCAGATCTGACCCATTAAAAGCTGCTATTTATGAAGCTGAGGAAAAATATCAACCTCAAGTGCAACGAGATTTACCTAAACCTCAACCTCCTAGTGTTGAAATGCTACGCAAAGGAGAAATGACTAGAGCTGAATACGATAAAGCTTACAAAGAGTATTCTAAAAACTTTACCGTATGGTCAAAAGAAACTTCACTCAATATCCAATCTTCTATTGGTGAAAAAAATCTAAATGGCACCCCAAAAGGAACGCAAAATTATGTTAATGAAGTTACTCGACAACCCTGGTTTATTGAAAAGTTTGGTAATGGTGGAGTCATAGGCGTTCCAAAAGTAAATCTTACAAGCGCTAACATAGCTGGTAGGTATCAAATTGGTTTTAAGAGGGGAGAGGGTTTTACCAGTCTTGACATAAACAGGGGTTATGCAAAAAATGAGCCTACTATCCTTCACGAAATTGCCCATTATGCAACGACTGTAAGCCAAACTACACCTTTTGACGGACACGGAGTAGAGTTCGCCAGCAATCACGTTTATATTGCAAGTCAAGTTATGGGTACGGAATACGGTGCTGGACTTGAAAAAGCTTATCGAGAGGCAGGTGTAAATCTTGGATAAAGATTTTGAGCATTCAATCGTTGATCCTCTCAACCCACGATTTATTCCAGAGCCTATGTATCCAGACGCTCTTAAAGCTGCAGACGCCGATCTGCTCAAATACAACCCAGATCAGCCTCGAGACGCTGGAGGTCGCTTTACTTCTGGCGGTGGGGACGGATCAGCTCGTTTTAACGACACACGCACAGCTGGCGGTAGTCGTTCGCTTAACCCTAAAGAAGCTGAGGATCAAAAAGGTGGCTCAGGAGCTTCTCACCTTATTAGCGACGGTCGAGGTGGCGTACGATTCAGTCCAGAAAGAGCTGCGCTTCACGAGAAGATTATCCAGGAGCGTTTAGCTGGTATTCCTAAATCTGATAATCCTAAGTTTGTTATGCTCGGTGGAGGCCCAGCCTCAGGTAAAACTACTAGCGGGGTAGAAAAATGGGAAGATCCTCACGTGAAGATCGACGTGGACTCAATTAAAGCTCAGCTGCCTGAGTACGATCCTAAAAATCCAGCTTTTGTCCACGAAGAATCTAGCTTTATTGGCAAAGAAATTATGGCTAGAGCTTTTGAGGGAAATCAAAATATATTACTCGACGGTACAGGCAACAATACTGTCTCAGCTGTCGCGGGGAAAATTGACACGGCGCGATCTTATGGTTACAGTGTTGAAGGAAGGTATCTAACCGTACCTACCGAACAGGCTGTTGAACAAGACGCAGCTCGTTCACGTTCAGTAGGCTCAGAAAAAGTCTACGAAATCCACTCAGCTGTAAGCCAGGTATTTCCTGGCATAGCTACAAAGTTTGATAGCGTGAATCTTTACGATAGTCGAACAAAAGGCAGTCCTACCCTCATAGCTACTGGAGGGTCGGGCAAGCTTGATGTAGTCAATCAAGACCTATACTCCCAATTTCTAAATAAAGCTGGCGATTACAGCTATTACGCGGAAAGCCTGGGAAGGTCATAAGGAGGCAAAATGCTAGACGCAACACGAAGGCACGATATATCTCGTATGGCTCTTTTGGGGTTAAGTAAGCACGGAGAAAACTTGACAACAGAAGAAAGCGTGTACTGGGATCGTATGGTCGCTATGTACAAAGATATGAGAGCCAAAGGTCAGGTACCAGATCTTACTTTCGAATGGCCTGAGCTCTAAGTCCTAAGCAGACGGCGTGTGAAACCGTTACAATTTTACTTACACACGCAGATAGGACTCTTATGGCTCTCGTTCACTCAAATATCACGGTCGGTACAACACCGACAGCCCTAGTAACAATTCCTAACGGAGTTGGCTATGTAGCCGTTTCAATTCAAAATCGTGACACTGCTGCGGTTTATGTCGGTGACTCAAATATCACAGCTGCCTCAGGCGCTAACGGTGGTCACCTAATTGCTGCTACCTCTGGAACATTGCAGATCTGGTTACACGGCAACGAAACAATTTATGCAATTTCAGCTGCTGGTACTTCTACTGGCGCCGTCTCTGTTATCTATTCGGCATAAGGGGAAATAATGGCCCAGGATTTTGCTACCTCCTACGCGGAGATTTTTAAGTATGACAAAAACGACGACGGAACACTCACGGTCTACGGCAAAGCGACTTCTGACGACCTGGATATTGACAACCAGATCTGCGACAACGACTGGCTTTCAAAAGCGGTCCCAGAATGGTTTAAGTCTGGTGGAAACATTCGCGAGCAACACAGCTCTATTGCAGCTGGTGTCGCTACTGAGTATGAGCAAAAGGGAGACGGATTTTACGTCGAGGCAAAAATTGTAGACCCTAACTCAATCCGTAAGGTCGAGCACAAAGTATTAAAAGGTTTCTCTATTGGAATTAAAGGCCCACGCGTAATCCGCGATACAAAGGCTGCTAACGGTCGTATCGTGGACGGTCAGATCGTAGAACTATCTCTCGTTGATAGACCTGCTAACCCTACCTGTCAGCTTGTATTAGCTAAGTCTGTCGGTGGCGACAGCACACTTACCCAGGTTGAAGAGCTAATTGAAACAGAAGAAAAATCAGTAACACCTACAAAGGAGAAACCAATGGCTAAATCAGTCCTAGCAGAAACAATCCTAGAGCTGGTTAAGTCAGCTAAAGGAGACACAGTTAAGTTCGATCAGGCGTCTTATGACACTGCACGTCGCGCACTAGCTCAGCTTATTATCGTTGAAGCTGGCGAGATGGCTGACGGTTCAGATGAGCGTGACGATATTGAAGAGCTTATCGACGCAATCAAGCACCTATTTCGCTGGAAAGACGGCGAAGATGAAGAAGGCGAGACAAACGATATGTCAGGTTCAGTTATGGAAATGTCCGCTAAGGAAGCTGACGCTGACTGCGAATGCGACGGCTGCAAAGCTTGTAAAGCTGACGGTGGCTGCGACAGCACCCCTTGTATGAAATGCGCTATGGCTAAGTCAGCCTCTATTGGCAAGTGCTTAGAGTGTGGCTGCGGTATGCCAGGACAAGATCACGGTCTATCTACCGTTCAGATAGCTGGAAATAACTCAGGTATCGCTACAACGGCTAACGTCTCAACTGCAACCATTATGACTCCAGATCAACTCGGTGGCTCAATCAAGTCAGCTGAGGGTGAAGAGGTTGCAGTATCTGAGGAAACTCCAGCAGCTGAGGAAGCTGCAACAAACGATATTCTCGACGAGTCAGCTGTAGCTGAGATCGTAGAGAAAGCTGTAAAGAGTGCGACTGAATCAGTCAAGGCAGAGATCGCTTCACTTCAAGCTGCAACTAAGGCAGCTGAGGAAAAGGCGGTAGCACTTGAATCAGAGCTCGTAACAGCAAAGTCAGCAGCAGTCTCTGGTGGGCCAAAGCGCACTGGACGTATTGCCGTGACACAAACAAACGAGCTACTGCTCAAGGCTGCGGAATACAAAGCTAAGGCAGCAGCAACCTCTGATCCAATTCTGGTTAAGGGCTATAAGTCTTTAGAGAAAGAGTTTTTATCTAAAGCTGGCAAGCCTGTAGACCAGGACTAATTCACTAACCCACTCGAAAGGAAATAAATTGGCTCTTACACCTCCAAAGGCGACCGACCTCTTCTCAGACGTCGAATCACCTAAGAAGGCAGCTAAGCGTATGGACGAGTACCAGGCTGAGCTTGGAAAGGCTCTCTCTTCTGGTTCCTCAGTTCCAGGACAAGCTCCAGTTGCTGACCCAGTGTCAGCTCTTGAAGCTATGGCTGCTACAAAGTCATTAACACCAGACGCTCTAGCTGGCTTGAATAACGCAATCTCAGCTCAACGTCTAGCTATGCAAGATATCCAAAAGGATATTTCGCTAACAAGCCCACTCAGCACTTCTTTTGCTGCGTTCGACTTGGAAGCTCCTGCAAAGCTCCTAACACCACGTCCAACACCACTTCGTAACCGTATTCCTCGTAAAAAGGGTGTCGGTACTTCTCACCGTGTAAAGCGCATTACTGGTTACACAGGTACAGGTACAGGTGGACAAGGACAGATCTGGCCTGGCGTATCTGAAACCACAACCACAGCTTTCGGTTCAATCAACTTCGAGCGTGGACCAAAGATCAGCTACACAGCAGACGATATCGTTCTACCGTACAACTCATACTCACTATCTGACTCAGTTAGCTTCGACGCTAACTTCTCAGGTCTTGGATATCAAGATCTACGTCAGCTCTCTTCAACCTCAACACTTTACGCAACAATGTTGATGGAAGAAAGAATGATGTTGATGGGTCGCGGTACAGCTTCTGGTTACTCAGGCGCTCTTGCAGCTCCTTCAACAGTAACTCTTGCTGCTGTAACAGCAACTGGTTCAGTAACAGCTCTTGCTAACAACACCTACTACGTCTATGTAACAGCAGACGCTGGTGTATCTTCAACTGGTTTCGGTGAGTCAGTATTGACTTCTGTACAGTCACAGGCTACAACTTCACAAGCTATTACAGTAACAATTTCTCCTGTAGTAGGAGCTATTGCTTACAACGTATATGCAGGTACAACTACTGGTGCAGCTAACGCTAAATACCAGGGCCGTACAACTGGAACTGTATTCACCCTCGGTGGTACAGGTACTTCCTCAACAGGAAACCAGGCTCCATATACAACTACAGGCGCAGTAGCTACACGCGCTTCTTCTGATACTTCTGCTTACTCAACAGGTTATGACGGAATCCTTCCTACACTACTTGGATCAAACAGCGGATTTATCAACAATATCGGTAGCACCTTCTCAAACAGCAACCCAGGTACAGAGTTCCAGACAGTATTCGCTGGTCTCTACAACTCTGTAAAGGCTGATCCAGACGCTATCCTCATTAACGGTTCAGACCGTAAGCAGCTCTCTGACTCAATCAAGGGTGCAGCTAACGCTAACTACCGTCTCAACATCACTCAGGACGAAGCCACAGGAGCAATCCTCGGTTCTGTCGTCGGTGGTATCGTCAATGAAGTAACTGGCAAGTCAGTGGATCTAATCGTCCACCCTTGGCTCCCACAGGGCGTAGCTCCAGTTATCTCTTGGACACTCCCAATTCCTGACACAGAGGTTTCAGACGTATGGTCTAACTACCTCGTACAGGACTATATGGGTATCCAGTGGCCTGTAACTCAGTTCGCTTATGAGTTCAGCACCTACTTCCGCGGTACCTTCTTCTGTCAGGCTCCTGCTTGGAACGGTATCGTTTCAGGTATCACAGCTGCATAGTCGAAAACTGAATAAGATAGGGGGAGGGAGCTTCGGCTCTCTCCCTTTATCACTTTGGAGGCAAAATGGCACGGTTAGTACCACGCGACGGTTTCGTTAAAGAGACAAACATCAAGAGTCAGTCAGGCGTTCGACGCTATAAAGCTGACAAAGGTGGAATGTATGAAGTCTCAAACCCTAAAGATATTGCAGCTCTCAAGAGCCAGGGTTTCGTAGAAGAGAATCTATCTAGGCACACTCCAGGCGACGCTCAACGCGGGTACACTTGTACCCAATGCGGTTTCGGCAGCTGGTTTAGAAAGTGCTCGCGCTGTGGGCATACCTACGAGTCCACACCACGCACGGACGGAGATATAGAGTATGGCAACGACGGTAATAACTAATAACACACCGTATTACCAGGACGACGAATATCTAACCCTTGCTGAATATAAAAACGCTCCTACAGCGATCGACTATAACAATCTCGTAGTCGGTGGCACCCAGGCTCAACAGGACGCTGAGCTTCTGACCGTTATCGGTCGCGCTAGCTCCTGGATCAACACTCACCTTAACCAGTCACTGATCGCTCGCTCCGTAACAGAGCAGAAGCGTACGCGTATGACTCCTCAAGGTAATCTCATTATCCGTCCTGAGATTACCCCTCTTATTGCAATTAGCTCGCTCAGCTACGGGGCTACACCTACCAATTTAACGGTCGTAAATGACCTCACACCGCTTTGGTTCGAGTCGGATAAGGTGATCTATCCAATCGCCCAGACAAGCCTCTCATACAGCTCTCAGGGGCCTTTAGCCTTTGGTTTCCCACCTTCGACTGGATCCCAGATCTACGTCAATTACAACTACACAGCTGGCTACGTTAATACCACTGGCACAGGCACAGCTGGATCAAAGAGCGTTACCGTTGCTAGCCCAGTCGGTATCTTGCCTGGACAGGTTATTAACTTCTATGACGGTCAATATAGCGAGCGCCTCCAGGTGGCTTCTAACTACACCTACGGAGCTAACCCAGTCACCCTTGCTTCACCTTTGGCCTACAGTCATACAAACGTAACTTTTTCAGGTATGCCTGCAGCTGTCAAAGAAGCTGCGATCCTGGTGGTCACAGACTTTCTCAAAGTTCGCGGTGATAACTCTTTGACTATGGCAGTTACTACTCGACCTTCTTCTGGTCCTACTGTTGAAACCATTATTGGCTCTGACCTTGCACTGGCTAAGGAGCTACTGCGTCCATTCCGTAAGGTTCGATAAATGGCAGGTCGCACAGGTGTACGAGCTACGCTCTATACGTATCTAAAAAATGCCAATATCGGTGGGCTTAATCAGATATTTACTTCTTTCCCAAAGCGCATTAACTACCAGGTCAATGCGACGGCTGGACAGCTTTCC